TGCGCGTGCCAATGGATTGAGCCTGAAAGAAACAGAAACGATCTACAGGGGCGTTGTTGCCGCTGGCGTTGCGTTTGGTAAATCTCAAGAAGATATCAATGCAATCGTCCGCGCCACCGTTCAGGTTTTGAGCAAGGGCAAGGTAAGCGCCGAAGAAATGGGCGGCCAGATTGGTGAACGTTTGCCTGGCGCTGTTGCCAAGTTTGCTGCAGCCACTGATCGCACGCTGCCGGAATTGGCAAAAGCTTTTGAGCAAGGCGAAGTGAAAATTGCAGACTTTGTGAAATTCGCCAAGCAGCAATTAGATGATTACGACGAGATTGCCAAGATTATTGGTGATTCGCCGGCAAAAGCAGGTGCCCGTTTGCAAATTGCCTTGGATACCGCAGGCGAAAACTATGGTGGATTTTTCCAGAAAATTGGCGCAGGTTTGCAAGATAATCTCGCCAAGACAATCAGTTGGGCAAATCAAAACTCAGAACAAATCAAAAGGTTTGCGACTTTTTGGTTTAATTTGGCGAGAGACATTGGAAGAGCATTGGCGAAAATTGGCGGCACCATGTTTGGATTTTCGCGAGGTCTTTTTAAAATATTTAGCGATATTGCATTATTTCTTCCGCGCAAAATTGCCGAAGCATTTGGCACGACTCCAGAAAAAATATTTGGCAAGGTAACCAATGTTTTAAACGAATACACCAAAAATTTCAAAGACTATTTCCCAGAATTTGAACCAGGTGCTGGTTTATTTGGCACCGGCGAAGGCGCAACGCCAGGCTTAGACGCAGAAGGAGCGGCAGATAAAAAAGAGAAAAAGCGCAAAAAAATTATTGACCTTACAAATGAACAATTACAGCTTGGGTTGGACACCGTAAACCTTGAGCGACAAGGTCTTGACATTCGCGCTGAATATTCAAAATTTTTACAAAGAGAGCTTGATTTACAAAAAAAACTTGAACGCGGCCAGATTGGCGTTAATCAAGCAATTCTTGAAGGCGCTCAGTCTCAGCAACAATTAGAGCAGGCAATTGAAAATGCATTTAAAGGGTATGGCACAGACGTAATAAAGGCTCTTGACGAAGAGGCACAAGCCAGAGCGCAAATCAATATTTTGATCGCAGACGCACAATTAAAAACAAAAGTTTTAAGCGAGGAAGACAAGAGGCGCGTTGAAATAAATAAACAACTTGCTGCAGTAATTGAAAAATTTGCAGGCATATTGACATCCGAAGAATTGCTTGAAGCAATTCGAAAACTGCGGGAAGCCTTGGAAGGCGCCGCTAAAACTGGGGAAAGTTTCAAAGATAACTTCAAAGCCTCCTTTAAATCAATTGCTGATTCTGCGTTGAATCTTGGAGCAAATCTTGGTTCTTCATTGGGGAATACTTTTGTTGGACTTGGAGATCAGTTGGCTGAATTTGTAACAACTGGAAAAGCAAGTTTTGCGGATTTTACTCGATCGGTTCTTTTAGATTTGAGCAAAATATTTATGAGAGCTGCAATTTTCCAAACACTAAAAGCATTTTTCCCTGGTAGCTCCGCGATAGGCAAATTTCTTGGTTTTGCCAATGGCGGTATCATGACTGCCAACGGACCGATTGATCTGCGTCGTTATGCCGCTGGAGGCATTGCCAATAGCCCGCAGATGGCGATTTATGGCGAAGGAAGCCGCCCCGAAGCCTATGTACCGCTGCCTGATGGCCGCACAATTCCTGTAACCATGAAGGGTGGTTCAGATATGGGCAGCGTTGTGGTGAACGTCGACGCAAGTGGTTCTAGTGTTGAAGGTAACGGCGGTCAGGCCAATGCACTTGGCAAGGCAATCGGCATCGCCGTTCAGCAAGAGCTGATCAAGCAGAAACGTCCTGGAGGCTTGCTCGCGTAATGGCTACTTTCAACGACGCCACTGTTGGCACTAGCACGGGCGGCACCACGCCTGATTTCGGTGCATCACGCAAAAGCCAGCCCAACGTGCGCAAGGTGCAGTTTGGCGATGGATATGAACAAAGACTTACGTATGGCATTAATCAAAATCCGCGTATTTGGGATTTGACTTGGACGGCAAAAAGCAATTCAGATGCTGACGCCATTGAGGCGTTCTTTGATGCACGCGCTGCTGACAACGCCAGCTTTGATTGGACGCCATTGGATGAAGCAACGGCCTACAAATGGGTTGTGGAGAGTTGGTCACGTGACCTGCGTTACGCCAACGTCAACACGATTACAGCCACCTTCCGTCAAGTATTTGAACCTTGATGGCGTAAGCACCTAAACTGCTAGTACCGGAGATCTTCCATGAGCACCATCGTCACCCGCGCAGGCAAGGGCAGCCCACTGACCCACACCGAGCTGGACGCCAACTTCACCAACCTGAACACCGACAAGGCTGGTTACATCACCGGCGAAGGCGGCACGGTCACCCAAGCCACCAGTAAAAGCACTGGCGTGACCCTCAACAAGCGTTGCGGTCAAATCACCCTGAACGGCGCCGCTTTGGCAGCAGCGACCACGGTGTCGTTCACGCTGACCAACAGCACCATTGCCTCCACTGATCTGCTGGTACTCAACCACGTCAGTGCTGGAACGGCAGGCGCCTATCTTCTTAACGCTCAAGCCGGTGCAGGTTCTGCTTCGATCAACGTCCGTAATATCACTGCCGGCTCGTTGTCCGAGGCAATCATTATTGGTTTTGCCGTCATTAAAGCTGTCACGGCATAACGCATGGCCTACGTTGTAACCGGCTACTGGGATGCTGGTTACGTCACCAGCGACAGCCAAGCCAGCCTCACTGCCGCATTACAGGAGATCGCTCCTGGTGCAGTCATCGAGCTATTTCAGCTCGAATTGAATGCTGCCCAGCACGGCGTTGACCAGACGTATTACTTTCACGCTGGTTTCAACGAAGTTTTGACAGACATCATTTGGAACTCGCAGGCGTACCAAGCACTGCCAATCGAGGCAGAGGGTTTCGAGTACAACGGCAACGGCCAACTGCCGCGCCCAAAACTGCGTGCATCCAACCTGCTGGGCTCAATTACCGCGATCCTTGCCACTTTGCCAGAAGGTTTAGAAGGCGCCAAAGTTACGCGCATCCGCACGCTGAGGCGATTTCTTGACGAGGAAAATTTTCCGTCTTCTGATGTACTGCTTTTGGAAGATGGTTTTGTGCTGTTGTATGAGGATGGAACGTCCATATATCTTGAGCCCACGAATGCAACCGCCGACCCCTACGCCGAGTGGCCACGCGAGATTTATTTCGTTGATCGAAAGTCAGCCGAAACCCGCGATGTTGTTGAGTTTGAACTGGCCTCCGCGTTTGATCTTGCTGGTGTGCGAGCACCAAAGCGGCAATGCGTGACACGGTGCCAGTGGGTTTACCGCTCTGCTGAATGCAGCTATGCCGGCACCAATTTTTACAACGAAAACGACGAGGTGGTTCTGAACGCCAGCCAAGACGTTTGCAGCAAGCGCGTCGATAGTTGCAAACTGCGCTTTGGTCAAAACGCTGAGTTGCCGTTTGGTGGCTACCCCGGCATCGGCACCTACTTCGCATGAGCTGGCGTGATGCTGCCTTAGCCCACGCACAGGCCGAGGATCCCAATGAAGCCTGCGGTGTTGTGGTGGTAATCAAGGGCAAGGAGCGTTACTGGCCATGTAGCAACCTTGCTACCCACGCCGAACAGATGTTTGTGCTGGCACCCAACGACTATGCCGCTGCCGAAGATGCCGGTGAGATTGTTGCCATCGTCCACAGCCACCCGATCACACCAGCCATCGTTAGCGAGGCGGACAAGGTAGCTGCCGAAAAAACTGGCCTGCCTTGGCACATCGTCAATCCCAAAACCAATGCCTGGAGCATTTACACCCCCAACGGCTACAGAGCACCACTGATCGGCCGTCAGTGGGTGTGGGCTGTGCAGGATTGCTGGACGCTGGCGCGTGACTGGTATGCCGAAAACGGCATCGAACTCCGCGACTGGGACCGCCCGCTAGACCCAGGGCAGTTCTTGGCTGCACCCATGTTTGAGGGATGTTGGGCTGCGACAGGTTTCCGGCAGCTCCAAGACGACGAATCACTGGAACGCGGCGACCTACTGCTTTTGTCGATTGGATCACCCGGCCTCAACCATTGCGGCGTGTATTTAGGAGACGGGATGCTGCTGCATCACCTGCAAAATCGTTTGTCGACCCGTGACTTATACGGTGGCTGGCTCTTAAAATGTACAGGAAGGAGGTTGCGCCATGCTCCGTAAGATCAAGCTCTACGGACCGCTGGCTCAGTTCATCGGCAGGCGTGTGCTGCAGGCAGATGTTGCCAGCGCCGCCGAAGCCGTGCGTTTCTTGGTGGCCAACTTCCCCGCCGTTGAAAAACACATGGCGGACCAGCATTACCGCGTCACTGTTGGCAGCGAAGATCTAACCCTCGATCAACTGCACGAGCCCACCGGCCTGAAAGACATCAAAATCGTCCCTGTGTTGACTGGTGCGGGTGGAAGCACGGGCTCCATTCTTGCTGGCGTGGCGTTGATTGCCCTAAGTTTTGGCATTGGAGCCATTGCATCTGCCGGAGTGGCACTAGGCGGTTTGGCTGGAATTGGCACCGTCGCAACCGCATTTGTTGGCGTAGGTGCCAGCTTGGTCCTCGGTGGCGTCGCGCAACTACTGAGCCCAGTCCCCACTGTCACACAGGGCGCCAACAGCAATACAGACCCTCGCAAGAGCTACAGCTTTTCTGGCATCCAGCAAACTTCACGCCAAGGGACACCCGTTCCAATTTGCTACGGGCTGACCTTGACCGGCAGTGTTGTCATCTCTGCTGGTATTGATACTGAACAGGTGAAGGCATGACAATCATTGGTGCAGGCTTTGGCAAGGGCGATGGTGGCGGCAGTTCACGCACGCCAAGCACGGCCAAGGACAGCCTTGACTCGCGTCAGTATGCCAACGTTATTGACCTGATTTCAGAAGGTGAAATCGAGGGTTTGGTGCAGCAAACAGTCACCATCGACGGCGTGCCAACTGCATCAACACTTCCTTCGATTTACCTCAACAACACGCCAATCCAAAACTTAAACGGCACCTACAACTTTGAAGACGTTGAAATTTATACCCGCAACGGTACGCAAAATCAAACTTACATTCCGCTCAGTCCTGGCGTTGAAGACGAGAAGCCCGTTGGCCTCACAATCGTCAAAGACGTTCCACTGGTTCGCAGTATCACCGATGTTGATGTTGATGCTGTTCGTGTAACCATTGCTATCCCTGCACTTCAGCGGATTGACCCCAACACCGGCAATACAAACGGTGCATCTGTACAGCTAAAAATTGCTGTTCAATATGCTGGCGGCGGTTTTACCGATCAAGCAATCGGATTGAATGGCGCCACCACCGACACCATTACAGGGC